AATGCATTTATTGTAAACAGAGGTTTTTCATATTTTATGGATACGGTCATTTATGCCAATGAAATGAATATTAGATCCGGTGTTGACGCAAAACTTCAATTTGATTTTTTGATAAATACAATTAGGCAAAAGAAAAGATATTCCAAATGGCATAAGGCCGAACAGAATGATGATATTCAAGTGCTGAGAGAATATTATGGTTATAATATTCATAGAGCAAAAGAAGTTTTGCCATTACATTCTAATGAACAATTAAAATTTATTAGAGAAAAACTTGATAAAGGTGGATTGAAAGGAGAATAAATGACCTATGATATTGAGAATATGGTTGAGGTCACGTTGAAAGAAAAAGATGATTTTTTAAAAGTGAAAGAAACTCTCACTAGAATTGGTGTAGCTAGTAGAAAAGAAAAAACATTATATCAATCTTGTCATATTTTACATAAACAACAAAAATATTATATTGTGCATTTTAAAGAATTATTTGCATTAGATGGTAAACCTTATAATTTTGGAGATACTGATATTGCAAGAAGGAATACAATAGCAAATCTTTTATCAGAATGGGAGTTATTAACGTTGGTCAATCCATTAAAAACAGAAGAACCTATTTTACCTTTAAATCAGTTGAAAATAATTTCATTTAGTGAAAAATCGGAATGGACTTTAACTCCAAAATATAATATTGGGAAGAAAAAATGAATTATGAAGTACAAGAATTAGGTGTTTTTAAGTTGCATGATGATATAAAAACACCAGAATATGCAACAAAATCATCTGCGTGTTTTGATTTGTGTGCTTATTTACCAAATGGTATAGTTGTTGATTTTTTTGAACCTAACAATAAAAAAAATAAAGTTGAGATTGAAGATAGTAGATTGGTGATGTTACCTAATTATAGATATATGATTCCTACTGGTTTGATTTTTAATATACCACAGGGATATCATATTAAAGTTCATCCTAGATCAGGACAGGCAATAAAGCAAGGGTTAATAACGGTAAATAATACTGGTATAATCGATGAAGATTACGTTGAAGAATGTAAATGTTTGATGATTAATACTAGTGGTATAAATATAAGTATTAGTAATAAAGAGAGAATTGCTCAAGCGGAAGTTTGCAAAGTTGAGCCAATTTGGATAAATAGTATAGATACAAGACCAACACAAAAAACAAACCGTGATGGCGGTTTTGGGTCGACAGGACAGTAAAAAATTAGAGGTGTCGTAAGAACCTCGCACGTGGCAAAAAAGCCACGACCTTTGGCGAAAGCAAAGGTATTTTTATAATCTCGCTTAATAGGAGAAACTATGACTGGTTATTTAGTTCCAAGGACAATCGAAGATATTGAACGCCAACTATCACAATCAATAGGGTTTGATACATTTTTTAATCGTCTTTTTAATAATGATTTTGCATCAACTAATGGAGGGGGTTATCCTCCATATAATATAAGAAAGGTTGATGAATATAATTATGTGATAGAACTAGCCTTGGCCGGGTTTAGTAAAGATGATTTAGACGTGGAACTTGCAGAAGGCACATTGACCATTAAATCAGTGCCGAAAGGTAAAAATGATGAAGATGGATATATACATCATGGAATCGCCAAACGAGTCTTTACCAGGAAATTTCATTTAGCAAATGACATTGTTGTAAAAGGTGCAGATCTTTTAAATGGTTTATTAACAGTTGAATTGGAGAGAGTGATTCCTGATGAAAAAAGACCTCGTAAAATTGAAATTTATGATGGTGTGAAAAAAGTAGAATATAACATTTAACAATATGGGGGCGTTTGTGCCCCCTTTTTGTTTTTGAATTGGAATTATGAAGAATTTATTTGAACAAAGAAGAAATCAGTCAAGCGACATTAATGAGCATTTACCTACCTTAAAAGAATTATCATCAGAATGTGATACTATAACTGAAATGGGTGTTAGAAATGTGGTATCCACATGGGCTTTTTTAAATGGATATCCAAAAAAATTAACAAGTTATGATATTATTGATCCTCCTAAATCGAATTTACAAGAAGCTATGGATTTCGCACAAGCAAATAATATAGATTTTAATTTTTTTCAAAAAAATGTTTTATCTATAGAAATTGAAGAAACGGATCTTTTATTCATTGATACAAAACACACGTATGAACAGTTAAAGCAAGAACTAGAAAAACATTCTAATAAGGCAAAAAAATATATAATTTTACATGATACAGTCACTTATGGTATACGTGCGCCTCAATGGTTAGGGGGAGGTGAAGGATTATTAAAAGCAATATTTGAATTTTTAGATAAAACAGATGATTGGTTTATATATAAAGAATATAAAAATAATAATGGGTTAATGATTTTAAAGAGGAGATAAATGAAACTATCAGAAAATTTTTCTCTAAAGGAAATGACTTTTTCAGATACTGCAATAAGAAAACAAATTGATAATACACCTGAAATAGAACATATTATAGCTCTCACCAATTTATGCTGTAATATTTTACAACCTGTCAGGGAAAATTTTAAAAAACCTATCAAAATTAATTCTGGATATAGATCTGTTGAATTATGTGAGGCAATAGGATCATCGGCTAGATCACAACATGCTAAAGGAGAAGCGGCAGATTTTGAAATTTATGGTTTGTCAAATTTAGAATTGGCAACCTGGATATATGATAATTTAGATTACGATCAATTAATTTTAGAATTTCATGATCCAGATGAAGATCCAAATAGTGGTTGGGTACATGTTTCTTACACAAGAAACGGTGAGAATCGAAAAGATTCTAGAATAATAAATGCAAAAACTAAAGGAAAATATTTAGAATGGCAACCCGGTAAAAAAGTAAAATGATTAAAAAAATAATTAAAATTTATAGAAATTTTTTATTGTTTAACACTTCATTATGGTTTAAATACAAGAGATTTCTTGACAAACAGTTAAATTATTGTTATCATATATTAGAGAAACATAATACTACTGTTGTCAAGGATATTAAATGAGTTTTTATACAAACGTTCAAAATTGGGGCGGTAAGATTTATTACCGAGGAATCAATGAAAATGGTAAACATTTCAAAGAAACTTTAGAATATAACCCCACCCTTTACATACCTTCTCCAAAACCTACCAAATTTAAAACACTCGAAGGAGAATATGTTTCTTCTATAGAATGCGGGACAATTAAAGAAGCAAAAGAGTTTATAAAAAAATATGAAAATATAGAAAATTTTCGCATATATGGTAATACAAATTATCACTATACTTTTATATCTGACAATTTTCCTTCTACTGTTAAATACGATCTCATTAAAATAGGAATTGCTAATATTGATATTGAGGTTGGATCCGAAAACGGATTTCCTGATCCTCAAATTGCCAGTCAACCAGTTACTGCTATTACTGTACAAATAGGAGACAGATTATTTGTTTTTGGTGTAGGTTCTTATACTGTTAGTCAAGATAATGTTAGATATTTTTCTTGTGATGATGAATTACACTTACTTACAGAATTTATTGATTGGTGGAGTCATCAGAATATTGACATAATCACTGGTTGGAATGTCAAATTTTTCGATATACCTTATTTGGTAAATCGTATGAATAGATTATTCGATGAATCTTCATCGAAGATAGGACCATCTAAATTATCTCCTTGGAATTTTGTTAGTGAGAGAACTGTTAATCAGGCCGGATTTGGAGGCACAAGGGAACAACAATCTTTTGAGGTGATGGGTGTTGCTACACTTGATTATCTGGATCTTTATCGTAAATTTACCCATACACAGCAAGAAAATTATAGATTAGATCATATCGCTCATGTTGAATTAGGTGAAAGAAAACTTGATTATTCTGAATTTGGATCTTTACATAATTTATGGAAAGAAGATTATCAGAAGTTTATTGATTATAACATCAAAGACGTTGAATTAGTTTCACGCCTTGAAGAGAAGATGAAACTGATAGAAATGTCAATAGTGTTAGCATATGATGCTAAAGTTAACTATACTGATGTATTTACACAAGTAAGAATGTGGGATACATTAATATATAACGAATTGAGAAGCAAGAATATAGTAATTCCTCCTAAGCAAAATACCATAAAGAATGAACCTTATATGGGCGCTTTTGTTAAGGAACCTGTTCCTGGAATGTATGAGTGGGTTGCTAGTTTTGATCTTGATAGTTTGTATCCTCATTTGATCATGCAATACAATATTTCTCCTGATACTATTATTAGAGATTACCCTCCTAAACCAGTTACAGTCGATAAATTGTTAAATCAAGAAATTGATACGGAATACGCAAAAAATCAAAGAATGGTTTTAGCCGCAAATGGTTTTCATTTTAAAA